ATGAACCATTTCCCGTCTATCAACGCCATATCCGCCTCCATCTGCCTTCTGGGATGCGGACTCGCCCTGCCTGTTTTCTCCCAACAGCCGGAAAAAGGAAAACCCGATGCCGCCCACATTTCCAAAACAAAAGCTGACTGGTGGAGCCAGAGGCACGCCCTGTTAAAGCAGACCCTGGCGGAAACACCATGCCAACTGCTGTTTATCGGCGATTCCATCACCCACCGCTGGGAAACCGACGGCAAAAAAATATGGTCCCAATATTTTTCCCCCTATGCTCCTGTCAATTTCGGGATAGGAGGCGACAGGACGGAACATGTATTGTGGCGCATTGACGATTCTGCCCTTAAAACGCCTCATTCCCCCCAAGTATGCGTTATCATGGTGGGCACCAATAACACAGGGCAATACAAAGGCAGGCAGACCCCGCAGGAAACGGCGGAGGGTATCCGGGAAATAGCTTCCCGGGTCCATCGGCTCCACCCCGCCACTGAAATTATTCTTCTGCACATCTTTCCCCGGGGGAAAACGGCGGAAGACCCCCTGCGCATCCAAAATGAAATGATCAACAGGGAGCTGGACAAAACAAATATGCCGAGAGTCCATGTCGTCAACATTAATTCCGCATTCCTGGACAAGGACGGCACTTTCCTGCCGGGAATTACCGGGGACCTCGTCCACCTTACAGAAAAAGGCTACCGTCTCTGGGCGGACGCACTGCTGCCGGAAATCAAAAAATACATGAAGTAAGTCCGCTACCCCCTTCCGCCCGGCCAACGGCCAATTCGGCCTCATCTGCGCAGAAGCGGCCAGCCAATCATGGTTGTCACTCCCGCACATAAAAAACCGGAGGGATTATTTTCCCTCCGGTTTTCGGATACGGCCGTTAAAACCGTTTAAATTGTCTTAATCACGGAAGAGTCGTCATCATCCCTGTCCTCGGCAGAAGCGGCCTTCCTGGTGGGAACAGGCGTCTTCCTGACCTTTTCCAGAGCCTTGTCCACCGCCGCAATCACCTTGTCTTCCCCGGTCTTCTGACTGGACAACTCATTATAAATCTTTTCCTTGGCCTCATAATCGGCCTTGGCTGCCGCATCGCCGGGATTGGCCTTGAACTTGTCCTCCGCCTTGAACAAGGCCTCCTCCGCAGCCTGGAACTTTGGTTCCACCGCGTTTCTCTGGTCTTCCGCAGTCTGCTTGATGCGGCCCAGCAGGCGAATCACATACGGGCGGTTGCTGAGTCTCTTGAATGCGGAAACCAGAAACTGGCGGCGTTCGCTGGTTTTGGCATCCGCAATAAGGGGGTCAAACAACTTGAGCGTGGCGTTGTCATCCCGGTCACGGTCCACGGAGAGTACGCGGAGAATCGAATCATGGGCCTGGGAACGCACGCGTTCATGCAGGGATTCGTCTTTCCAGGCCTTGAACAGGTACGGAACGGCGTCATCCGTATTCCAGTCCCCCCAGGCGGTAATGATGGCAAGCGCCTTTTTGGTATCCTCCTTATAGCTCTTTTCCATCATGTCCAGCACCTTGGGATCACCGGTGCGGGCCAGCAGCTTGTAGAGCATTTTGACGTTTTCCTCCGGCATGTTTTTCTGATACTGGAGCAGTTTGGAGGAAAGCGCCTTGCGCTTGGCTGGAGGAGCTTCGTCAATCAGGTAGCGCGCCGTACGGAAAGCGGAGGAAATCAAATCCGGGGAAGCATCCTTCTTCTGGAGGATCTTCATCACGTCGTCAAGGTCGTCCAGCTTCATGGCAAAACGCATGTACTTGAGCACCACGGCCTGCTTGTCCTGGATCTTCTTATTCTTGCTTTCGCTGATGGAAGC